CATGGTTTGCCGGTAATACGATAGGAGTCACCCACATAAATAACGTTTTAATTACTTTGGCGTCACTTACCGGCAGACACGCGGACCTCACGTTTGCCCGGGAAGTGGCCGCCGCCATGTCTGTCCGATATACTCCATTACTCGAGATTACCAGGCCGAATACCGTTGGGAACCTTAGCTCCGCAGCCACAGCCACGAACGGGGGGGACGTCAAATCGTTTCTCCTGGATCATACAACGAACACTCCATTTGGCTTCGTAGCCAGTGCCGCCCCAGCATCTCCCGCCCCATGGGCCCGTAGCGACGTCAACGACTTGGTGATACCGGGTTCTAACCACTCATGGCTTTCGGGAGTTGTGATTGGTGCGTTGTCCCCATCCGCATTGAGCGTCGATACCGAAATATCCTTCATCAACTTCACTGATCTCGACTACCTGCGGGATTGTCGGTATGTGGCTTTGGGGTATGCATGCACATACTCAATCTTGTTTCGCATGTTAAGTTACCCAAAGGCACTTTTTGACAACATTTACAATGACGTCGCCCTACCCATAGTATACGGACTGCTCCAGGGCTTTTGGATAACCCACATGTTTGATGAGAGATACCCGCAGTCTTTGATTGCTAAGCACCACCTTGCTCTGGACTGTCTACATTCATACGCCTTGGGATATGATGCTGCCCGCGACGCAGCGGGCCTGACAATCTTTGCCCGCATCAACTACCCCCGTCGTGGGGTTTGGGAGGCATGGTATATCTCAGCGTCTACGTCAACTACACTATCCTCTCCTCCCATTACCTACGCTCTAGCCACTGCGCGCGTCATTCACACCACTCTTGTTCCACAAACTATCCCCGACGTTTGGATACACCAAACTTGTCTGCGAATTCCAAACGCCATGCAACCATTCCTAGGCCCTCGGGATCTACTCTGTGGTGTATCAGTCAGTGATGCGGATGTTCAGCAGCCGGGGTTTGTATATTTTTCAATTCCCCTGGTCCCCTCAAGACGAACTTCAGACATAGCGACCGAACGGGTCTTGAGTATGCCTTTTCACGAGCAATTCCACTCGCGTCTGTTCTGGCACTCAACCACGCTGATCACTACCGCTATCTTTCGATCGGATGGTATATCATTGAGTGGTCCTGCAGGGGTCGGCAACAACGTGGGCCTCACGACTGGTGGAATACTGTGTCCTCTAGCCCGTCCACCGGACGTGTTCTCTTGGGC